TACAAACTAGGACACGCAAAAGAGTTAGTCTTGCTGATTAAGATGGATGTATCGACAAGATGGTGGAAGTCAATATCAACCTATCCATTTTTAGCAATTAATAAAAGATTAAAATTTGGAAATGGCAAAGGTGCAGCTCCATTTCAATCAGCAATAGTTTATCTTGGTACTAGACTTGGTAAGTTTAGACGAATATTCGGTAAATATGGAACCCTCTATATGCCAGTTGTTGAAGTGTCACAAGAGAAGTTGAATCCTCTTGCAGATGTGCTATATTAATAGTGGGAAAACAAACCATCTGTGGTTTCAACCCCTACTAATATTTGATTGAAAGCAATGTTCCTTGAGAACTAGCGGAAAAGACCTGTAGGGATTAAGTTGAGTAATTTATGCAAAGTTGCTCCACTATGTTTTTGTTTTCTCTCGTCAATTTATTTTAGACCCTTATGTCAACACGTTCAAGAATCGGTATTCTATTACCAGACGATTCAATCCTATCAGTTTATCATCATTGGGATGGATACCCAGAGTGGTTAGGTGTTACACTTGAAGAACACTTCAATACCTATGAGAAAGCATCTGAACTTATAGATGGTGGAAATATGGGTAGTTGTTATTCTGACAATGAGTACAATTCAGAAACAGGAGAGTATGAAACAATAGAACCCAGAGCAACTTATTATGGTGGCGATGAGGAAGCACCTATCTTGAGTAAGAACTTTGATGAGTTCACACGAATAGATTGTTGGCAAGAGTATTCTTATGTGTTTGTTAAGGACAGATGGGTAGGTTATTCAGTTCGTCACAAATGGAATGATGATTATAGTAAGATGACCGATTGTATCGTAGAGGAGGTACAAATCCCAAAAAAGCAGACAGTTGAATAAGTGTCACAAGGGGGTGTTCAACCCCCTTTTTTAGTGCTATAATATTAGTATAAACAAAAGACCCTTACAACTATGGAAAAAGTAATCGGAGAATCAGTAAAGAAAACCAATCAGGTTTTTCTTGAAAGATATGTTGATGATTATTGCAAAGCTCTCAATGAGAACTACAAACAGGACACAATTAGAAGTTTAGAGCATAACTTAAAGCGTGACCCAGAGTGTACTTATTCAGCAGAGCAACTTGTAAAGATTATGCAAGGTAAAGCAAACCTAGACAAGTTTAGATACTATGAAGGTAAGAAGTACCTTAAAGTAGTGAGAGAAGAGTATGACGAAACAAATGATAGATGGAGAGACACTACAGTTCACGCATTTGTTGACAGAAAAACAGGGGATGTATTCAAACCTGCATCTTGGAAAGCACCCGCAAAACACGTTAGATTTAATTTTTGTAATAAGCAAGATATGTTATTTCTAACTGACCCTAGATGTGTTGGATGGGCGGGTGGATACTTATACTTAAGATAAAATGAAACTATCATTAAAAGAAAAATTAATATTCATTGCTTCATTTCTATGGATGCTACATTGGGGAACTAATATAGCAAACCTTATTATTGACACATTCTTGTTTAAAAATGGTGTCAGATTATTACCATTTGGATTATAATTTTACTATATAATCTCGTATGTGTTAAAATAAAGTAATAGAGAAGAGAATAATATTAGTTTAAAAGCAAACTATTATCACTCAAACAAATGCAACTCAAACACATTGAACACCCCGAAGATACTATCCTTACTGGAGACTTATCAGCAATTAACTGGTTTACTCTACAGGGAAAGGTATCTCTTAAAATAGATGGTTGCCCTGCTATTGTATGGGGAACTAATCCCGAAAATGATAAATTTTTCGTAGGAACTAAATCAGTATTCAACAAAGTCAAGAAGATGATATGTCACTCTCACGAAGAGATTGATATATTATATGCAGACAAACCTGACTTAGCAGATAAATTACACAAATGTTTTGATAATTTAGTCAGAACAGAGAATATCTATCAGGGAGATTTGATAGGTATTGGTGGCGATGATTACTACCAACCTAACACTATTGGGTATCTATTTCCATATAAGATAGAACACAATATTATCATCGCACCACACACAGAGTATATCGCTACAGGAGATACTCTACTTGATACTCACGCAATACCACTTGACCATATACTTGAGAATGACTTGGACAAAGTATTGTATGTTCAATGTAATGCTATTGCAAAGTTTCAATCATTTGTATATGATAGATGCCAGTTTGCAAAACAGATGGCAACTATGGTTCAATTTGTTGATGACAAAAAAGCACAACAAATTAAAAAAACTATCAATCATTGTATCCGTACAGGAATACCAATTACAGACGATGTAGTCAATGCTATTTCACACTCACATAATATTGACCCTAACTTAATGAGACTTTGGAAGTTAGTTAAGTCAATTAAGATGGATGCACTTAAAAGATGTGAACACGATGGATGGTGGACAACATTTGATGATGATGGCGAAATAGATGGCGAGGGTTATGTAATGTGGAACAGATGGGGTATATACAAATTAGTGAATAGAAATCAATTTAGCAGATTAAATTTCCTAACGAACAATAATTGGGTCAGTTCATAAAGTGTCACAAGCTATATTGAAAAGCGATATGGATGCACTATAATAAGTACATAACAAAGAAACCCTTATGAACTCAGGAACATCAAGCACAGAACTGAATGATATGTTCACAGACTTTGTGAATTATGTTGATTCATTCTACGGTCAGAATGACCCACTCTATCCTATGATGTCTCAAGAGACTAAACAACCTCTTACAAAGTTAGACATCTACAGAGCAACAGAGAACTACCTATCAATGTGTAGTGATAAGACTAACAAGTATTGTGAATGGGGGGATGGAGATAGTCTTGACAGAGAAAGAGTCAGAGACATTCTACTCGAAGAGTACAACTACAAGTTTGTAGGAGAGTAAGATGAAAGTAAAAGAACTAATCAAAGCATTGTCATACTATCATGGCGATGATGACATCACATTCTACTTCTTAAAGAATGACACACTAACCAACTGTCAACTTGAGGACATAGGTTTCTTTTCAGATACTATGGGTGTAGAGTTCACTATTCAAGACACAAGTGAAGTACAGGAGGAAGTCGATGTCTAAAATTAGAAGTGGATTTCCACAGACACCACTTAATCTGACTTTGAGAGAAGGGCAGATAAGCACTATACTCTATTGCCTAGAGGGTTACTCACAGGGTAACGATGATTTTGAATTGGTGGAAGAGTTAGACGAAATCTTTGAAGTCTTGGAAACTACTGTTGACAAGTTTTACAATAAGATTGAAAAGGCAAGAGCAAAACAACCAAAGGAGGAATGGTAATGGCACTACACAAACTTGTGTTAGATGATATGGAACTAACAGCACTCATAACACACCTAGAGGGTCAAAGTGAAATGATGTGTGAATCACGAGCGAATAGTGATTACAATGAACTACCAGATAGAGAAGAAGTGCTACTGAATCTTGTATATGCAAAGGCATTTACAATAGGTTGGGATGCAGACAAAGACCCTAACAATGATTTTGACTTAATTAAAAATCAGGATAGGATATATCAAAACAAATTGTACCCACAAGTTTACGGACAAACAAAATGACAACATTATCAACATACGTTAACTGGTCAGAAAAAATACTGAATGAGCATTTAAAAACTGAACCAAGTTGGTTGGCAACTTGTAGTAAAGTCAACAAACACACTAGGGCGGGTAAAGATGGTAAGTTTATCATTTGCCCAGAATGTAATCAGGGTGCATTTGTGTTTCACTTTAGTTGGTCAGCATTAAACTGTCAACATTGTGACACTATGATAGAAAAAAATCAATGGAAGGTAACAGGATGAACAAATTAGACAATTACGAACTATCCACTTTGCATTATACACTTTGTCACTATATTGGTAGTGAAAAAACCCGATTAGATGAAGATGAAATTGAGTGGTTACATACTCTTAGAGAGAAAGTCGATAACATAATGCAACTTCAAGCACAATATGATATGGAGTGTGGATAGGACAGTTAAATTACTGTCACACCACATTGTAATATGGTAAAATTTTAGCTATAATAATAGTAATTACAGAGTTATTATGACCCCCGAAGAAAAGTATCGTGACCTCTACGAACAGATGTATGACCTATGTGAGGAACAGGGATGGGGTGATCCATTCTCTTATGCAAGGTCAAGAGAAATCTATATGGCAGGTTTACTTGGTCATAAAGTTGCAGATGACTATGCAGGGGAAGATGCAATAGATGAATTTGGTGGTTGCGAATACAAGTCAACCATAGGTAAGAATGTCAATGGTACATACAATGGTATTAGTGTACAGGATACTTGGGAAGACCAATGCAGATACATCATAGAGGACAAAATTGGTAAGTATGAACATCATTACTTTGCAAGATTTGATGGTGGTAAGGTTGCAGAGGTATGGAAGTTAGATGCTAACAATGTATTAAAGATATTGTTACCTAAGATTAAGAAACAGTTTGATGAAGGTACATCACACAAAAAAGACCCTAGAATAGGTGTAAGTATCAGTACAAAACAAATCAAGGAATATGGTACAAGAATTAGATAGTGGTAAGTTAATGTATTCGGTGGGTAACAACGATGAGTGTTACACACCTGATTATGGTGTCAAACCTATACTGAAGTATATTCCAAAGGATGCTATAGTCTGGTGTCCTTTTGATACCATTGATAGTGAGTTTACTAAACAAATATCGAAGCAAAATAAAGTTATTGCTACTCATATTAGTATGGGTATAGATTTCTTTGACTTTGAACCAGAGTATTGGGATGTTATGGTATCAAATCCACCTTTTACCAATAAGAGAAAATACTTTGAGAGAGCATTATCATTTGGCAAACCCTTTGCCTTGATAATGACAAACACTTGGTTGAATGACTCAGCACCAAAACAACTATTCAAGGATAAGGACTTACAGTTGTTGATGTTTGACAAGAGAATGAAGTTTATTAGTCCTGATGGTAGAGACAATGATAAGATAACATTCAGTAGTAGTTACTATTGCTATAACATACTACCAAAACAAATTATTATGGAAGAGTTGAATGTGCCACCTAAAAAAGTGTCCACTAAGAGTGGAAGTATGGCAGTTTTACCACTATAATAGGTATATACAAAGGAGAAACCCCTTATGTCTAAATCAAAAAAACAACTCAAGAAAGACCTTAAGTATCTTAAGAAACATCTTGACGATAATAAGGAAATCAACCAAATTATCGAACATACTAAAAAAATTGGGATTTCTTCAGAATATTTTTGTGAAGAGTTTGTATTCATTCCTGATGGAGAAACACCAGAAGAATGTGCAAGATTCCACGATGTTGAGTATCTTGACATCACAGAGTTCAACTATCATCATTGGATAAGTAACAAAATGGAGGACTACTAAAATGACCACAAAAACAGACCCTAATCAGAATTATACAATCAAAGAGTTCTACATCAAAGTCAAAGGAGAGGAAACCAGAGTCAATGATAATGGTGGAGAGTTATTTGACCTTATAGATGAATTAGGATGGGATTATCAACGTATGGGTGTAAGTGGTAGAGAAATCTACGACAAAATATGTCACTTACTTGGTACAATTCCAGAAAACGAAGTTTACATGGAGATTTAAAAATGAACAGAAACTACTACATTAAAGAAATCAGAGATTTGAGTAAGAACTATGAT